CAATCTTTCCCTATATCTAGTGCGAAAAAGTATATCAAGTTTGCCTTATACAGCCTTATACAGAGATATACTGCGATAGGCTTCGTTAGCTTTTGCTGCCGTGCGCTGGTTAGCTTTTAGTGTGAAAAATAGTGTAAATAGTGCTTGCAATAGGCTGAAGCCCGCGTATTATGGGCATATCTAATACAGGAGGGTTCCAGAATGCTGCACACAATCCAATCAGAACTAAAAGCTCCAAAGGGGAATTACAATTCATTCGGCAAGTACAAGTACCGATCATGTGAAGATATTGTTGAGGCGCTGAAACCTCTCCTTGCCAAGCATGAATGCCACCTGATTCTCTCGGATGACGTGGTAATGGTAGGCGAGCGAATCTACGTCAAGGCCACGGCGTCCATCTATCAAGGAGCTGTTCTTGTGGGAATGTCCACGGCATTTGCACGCGAGCCTGAGACTAAAAAAGGCGCAGACGAAAGCCAGATAACCGGCACGGCTTCAAGTTATGCCCGCAAATACGCCTTGAATGGCTTGCTTGCGATTGATGATACAAAGGACGCTGACACGGACGAAGATACAGCGGCCAGAAACGCGCCTTCCAAGCAGCCCGCAAAGATTGACGAATCTGTGAAGCGTGCGCTGCATGAGTGTGTCGATATTGACGGACTGAGGTCTGTGTGGAAAACGCTTACTACCGAACAGCGTGAGGCGCACATGGACATTCTCAACGAAGTCAAAGAGCGCCTATCGTGACGCTATCACCTAAACGCGCTGGAAGGCTCACGGCAAGCGTTTTTGCCAATGCCATAGGGATAGGCTATGACTCGCGGCAAAAGACTTGGAGGCAGCTTACAGGCAAGGAAGAACGCTTCCAAGGCAATGCTGCGACTCAGTGGGGCAGTGATAACGAGATTCACGCTATTCAGCAGTATGAAGTGATGACGGGCAACATAGTCGAGAGCGCGTTACACGGTCAGGAGTTTGTGATTCACCATGAGCACGATTGGCTCGGATGTACGCCGGATGGGATTGTGATAGATCACTTGCTGAAGGTTGTGATTGAGGCCAAGTGCCCTGCGTCTATGCGTCTTTATGGAGAGGTTCCGGCGCACTACATGGCCCAGGTTCAAGGGCAGATCGAAATAGTGGGAGCCGACCGCGCGCATTTTGCTTGCTGGACTCCTGAAGGCTTTGAAGTATTTGAAGTGCCGCGAAACCCGCAATACTGGCAAGAATGCTTTGCCTTGCTGGAAGAATTCTGGCAATGTGTGAAAAACGATGTAGAACCAAAGAAGCGCAAGAAACCAACATTACCAACAGTTGAATACAGGAAGATAATCTAATGGCTAAAGTTTACGATGTAGTGGCGACAACCGGAACCTACGTGAAAGACGGCGTTACCAAGTACCTGAGCAAGAACGTGGGCGAAGTAATTGAGACTAAAAACGGACTGGCAATCAAGATGGATGCCACGTTCAATCCGGCAGGCTGCACAAAGACGGATGACGGGAAAATCTGGCTGAAGCTGTTCGAGCCGCGTGAATCAGGCCAGCAATCCGGCCATGGTCGCGCTCCTGTTCAGTCAGCGCCAAAACAAGATAATTTTGACGATGATATTCCGTTCTAGCCATGCGGCCATCCGAGCAACTAGCAGCAATCCTATCGGGAAAGATGCTACCGAGTGAAGCAGATGACGCAGTGCAATCATGGCTGCGTTTATCTGTTTACAACCTTGCGAGGGAGGTGCTACTGTTTCCGAAAGACGCAAGACGGGCGCAGCTTGATAGAGTGACAATTAGGCTGCGGGGAATGGTGGAAGATGAAACGATTCGATTGCACAAGGCTATAAACAAAAATGCGCGAATACGCCGATGATCTTACGATTGACATAAACAGCAAAGGCGTTTTAGACGTTGACGTTGTGAAAGGTTGCACAATGGGAATAAAAACCCACGGCGAAAAAGGATGTTATCAGGGCTGCTATGCCGCTGCTATTGCAAAATTCAGGGGGATAGATTTTTCAAAGTCAGTGACACGCAAAGTAAAAAACAGATCACAAGCAAAGCATATTGAAAAAAGAGTAAAAGCCTCCCCGCTGGGATTCTTCAGAATAGGGACAATGGGAGACCCGTGCCACAACTGGGATGCGACTGTTGAGACTGTTCAATGGCTTGCGCCATTTGCAGTCCCTATCATCATAACAAAGCACTGGCACAAAGCAGAAGATCATCACCTTCAGGCACTGGTGAAAGCCGGGGCAATCATTAACACTTCAGTTTCTGCCCTTGATGCACCCAAACAACTAAAGCACAGGGAAAAACAAATAGCCCGATACTCTGAGTTTGGGGGCCAAAGCATAGCCAGGATTGTTTCTTGTGATTTTAACCAAGAAAACGAAGAAGGATCAATTAAGCACAAAATACAGGAAAATTTATTTCTAAACCCGCTTGTAATAGACAACCCTTTGCGGGTAAAGTCATCACATGAGCTTGTTACTTCAGGCGTCATAAAAACTAGAAAGGTCGTTGATTTAATAGCAGTAAGAGACATATCAATGCCAGCTTCATCGACTACATATGTCGGGCATTGTGATGGATGCACAGAGCTTTGCGGGATTGGCGTCCGCGGAGTTAAAACAGAAAGACCACTTGCGCCACAAACAGAACTATTTACCAAAGGGGAATAAAATGACTGAAGAGACATTGAGTATGTTCGAGCCTGTAGTTGAATGGAAAGTGCTACCGTCCGTGATTGGCTCAGGATATGAAAAGCAAGTAGCAAAACTTGCAATAGAGGACAAGATTGCTGAGCGCGCAGCTAGAAAGAATATGCAGATTCATTCTGCCGTGATTCTTGAGGTTGACGGAAACTTTGCGGGATTTATGACGTTCCAAAGAAACCATGAAGTAAAGGAATTCTGTTTGCTTCAATCAGTGATTGAGCCACTTATTTACACGCCAGACCTTTACCGCCAGCTTGTTTGCAAGGTTCTTGATGAAAATACAGACGAGTACCCCGCAATTATTACAACAGACCCAAAAAGCAAGTTTGAAACGCCAAAATTGTTTGAGTCGCTTGGTTTTCAAACTTACCTGAAAATGTCTGGCTTTCATTACATGGTCAAGGGTGATCCGTCATTGGTCAGAATGAAATTGCTTGCTCATATCACCATGACAAATTGCTGGATTACAACCAAGGGCGACTGGCTGCGTCTTAAGAAAGAATGGAAGGAGCGCATTGATCTTGCTGGCGAACGCATGGGCATTGTAAATGCAGGTTATGCAACCCGTGACGGGTGCTGGCAGGGAACAAACGGGTACAGCAATGTTGTCAACACTCGTCGCGCAATTGATGAAGCTGGAGAGGTTGTAGCGACAACCAAGGCACACAATGGCAACGCTTCAGTGCTTGACCCGCTGGCTTGCGAAGTTATTGCGCGGTTTTTCATGCCGAAAGACGGTGGGCGCATTTACAACCCGTTTGGCGGTGGAGTCCAGATGGGTTACGTTGCCGGGGCTTGTGGTTATGGATACCTTGCAAGCGAGATTAGAGAGAACCAGGTTGATGCAAACAACGCTATTTGTAGTGAGTTTGATGGTAAGGTTCAGTGGATTACTTCTGACAGCTCAAAATACAACCCGGCTGGCGAGTTTGATATGGTGTTTACTTGCCCGCCTTACTACAAGGTTGAAACTTACCTTGATTACGATGGCAAGCCGCCAGAAGGTGAGATTAACTCATGTCCTACCTATGAAGAATTTGAATCACTGCTATTTGAGGGCTATGGCCGCGCAATTGACGCACTGAAGAATGACAGATTCTTTGTTATTATGACCGGAGATAGCAGGGACAAAAACGGCGCTTATTACTGCCATGAAGCAAAAACAGAAGTATTCCTTCAAGAGCGCGGGCTTCACATATATAACAGAATTGTTTATGTAGAGTGCGAGTTTACCCGCCTTGCTCATGCGAAAAAGACGCTTCACACGCGTAAGTTTCCGAAACGCGAACAGAAAATCATTGTTGCGTACAAAGGAAACATGGCGAATATTAAGGATGAATTTTTGCCAATCGGCAGGCTGTAATGCCATACCCGGCAGACACGCAAAGGCGCGAGACGGTCTTGCGCCATGCCGGAACGATGCCTAGAAGGACGTTAGCCGCGATTCTAGGCATTACACCGAACGCCCTGAGTAGGTGGGCGGCAGATAACGGAATCAGCCTGAAATTGAGGTTTGAATACTTGAGCGAAGATTACAAGCCGCAAAAGGCAAAGCGATGAACGCCACCGAATACAGCCGATACAACAAGCGCATTACTCGGGACGGATTTACGCCTGAAGAAGCGTTCTACTGCCCGCCAGGCTTGCCATTGTGGGTGTACAGGCTGGAGCGCGAGGAAGGCTTGCCGTTTTGCGAGATTGCGAAACGCGAGCTTTCTGCCGGAGTGTCGATTGCACAGATGGCGCTTGGAATTGGCGTGAAGAAATGGACGCTTGAACATTGGATCAGGAAAATGAAGCAGGAGGGGAGAATATGCACGTTATCGTGATAGAGAAGAACGGACGCCGCGAAGTCTGCAACAATGGCAGAATATACGGAATGAAGTATGAGGCCGCGCTCGAAAGAGACAGGCTTCAAGAATACTTCCCGCAAGGAACATACCGGCTTTGTGAGCTGGTGCCGGTCAAATCACTGAATGAGGATTGAGGAATGTCTAACACGCTGACGCTGACGGAAGAAATCCTGCAATACTGCCAGACGGAAAGACAGAAAGAACTGTGCATGGCGGTGATCAAAGAAGGAAGCGGGAACGCGGGCGCAAGGGCTATCGGGATGGACTTAGGACAAGCAAGCAAGATGCTTTCGTCTATCCGGGGAAGGGCTGCAAGGGCTGGGTATAGCCCGGAACACGATATGACACGGACAGTGCCAGAGGGCTTCCACGTCAGAGGTACTTCCACCCTTTACGATGCCGAAGGGAATGCAAAACTTCAGTGGGTGAAATCCTCGATTGACCACGAACGGCAGCGGGAGATAATGCAGGAGTTTGCCGACGGTCTTGCCGAGAGCGTCCCGCGCATAGAGCCTAAGCCAGAGAATCATGCTAAATACGATGCCGACCTAATGCCATCCATTTTCATTGGCGATGCCCATGTGGGAATGAGAGCCTATGGAAAAGAAACAGGGCACCATAACTTCGATACTGACATTGCGGTCACCCAACTACGAGAGGCAGTAGACTACCTTGTGAGCAAAGCAGAGCCTTCAGAGCTTGGCCTTATTGTTGACGTTGGAGACTTCCACCACGCAAACGGCAGCAACAATCAGACGTTTTCAGGCACTCCGCTAGATGTAGATACCCGCCACCGATCCACGATGTATCAGGCCGCCATGGCAATGCGCTACATGATTGACCGAATGCTGGACAAGTGCCGCAAGGTTGTCGTGGTAGTAGCAAGGGGAAATCATAACGAGGACGTTGCTCCCGCAATGGAATTGATGCTTTCCTTCGCATACGAAAACGAACCCCGCGTGAAAGTGCTGGAAACGCACGGCCATTACCACTACGTTGAATTCGGCGGGAACCTGCTAGGGATATGCCACGGCAACCGACAGAAGCCAGAAGCACTAGCTGGGTCGATGGCGCGAGATATGCCTACCGCATGGGGCCGAACCAATTACCGAATGTGGTGCACGGGCCACTATCACAAAGAAGCAGTAAAGAGCCTTCCAGGTTGCCGCCATAAGATATTCGGGGCGCTTCCTCCTCCAGATGGCTGGCATGCTTCACACGGATTCAAGGGTGACGGCGAAATGGAAATGCTGACATTCCGGCGTGATGGTGGAGTGCAGTCTAGCTTCGTTTACCGCATAAGCCAGCCGCGCAATGAGCCGGATGTGCGTTTGTAATCGTCATGATTATCATGATATAATTGCCTTTTAATTGGAGGTAATATGAACGCAGATAAACTACAAAAGCAAAGAGAGTATCGGGCAAGAATTGGTAACGCAACAACCAACAAATACGAACGCACAAAAGGCGGAAAACTCATGCGGATATACCGCAACATGGAAAGCCGCGTTACCGGAGTGCAGAAGCAAAAGCATCATTTGTATGCCGGAAAGTATTTGCTGCCACGCGAGGAATTCTATTCATGGGCAGAGTCATGTCCGGAGTTTGACCGTTTATATTCCGAATGGATGGCATCAGGATGCCAGAGAAAGCTAGCCCCAAGCGTTGACCGCATTGATTCTTCGCAGGGCTATTTTGTTGGCAACATGGAATGGGTAACGCACTCCGAAAACTCTAGGCGCGGATCGCTTTCGCAAGCTCGCATGAAGCGCCAAATTGCCGAGCTAGTCGAATGATTCTCTGCTGCCCATCGTGCCTGCATGAGCTGTTCCACGTTCTTGAGGACGGGCGGATATGCTGCGCGAAGTGTGGGCAGGAGATTGATGTAAAAAGAGTGAAAAAAGAGTGGATACTTCTTGCAATACATTAACGATAAAGCTACTGTAGAGTCAGTTTAAACACTTTTGAGGGGAACAGCATGGCTACAGAATGGAACGGCAAAGGCACCCCGCCAGTGGGGACTGAGTGCGAGGCGACATGGGGAGGGAAGGCAATGTGGAGGCGTTGTTATATGTTACCAGAAGCCTATGTAGCAGTAAGGCTTACGGCAGGGTGGGACGTTTTTGATATGAACAACTACGCAAGAAACCAGTCATTTGAATTTCGCCCCCTGCAATCCAAAGAGCAGAAGCAGGTTGCTGAGATTGACGCAATTATCGCAAACTACAGCAGCGCATCCGGCTTAGAGCTTGCCCAAGAAATCTACAACGCGGGATTCCGCAAGGTGGTGGAGTGATGCAATTTAGAATTAGGAAGCAATGGAGAAATGGGGCTGATGCGTTTTGGTCTACGCGACTTGAATATTACACTCTAGAAATTCTAATCTGCGGCAAGTGGTTCTATTCTGAACACGAATACTCAAGAAAGGCTACTGCCAAAAAAGCTGCCTTAAATATCGGATGCTGCGAGGAAATAGAATGACCCAAGCCATCACAGAAAGCGAATACACCCGACAAGAAATGATCCGCACGCAGAAAATAATACGGTCACATCTTGTCTACATGGAATCAGATGACCTGCGGCGGGCAAAGCGTACTCTCAGGTATTTGGAATCAGTGCTGAATGGTAAGGAGGCAAAATGGTAGACGCAATCATGCATTATAACGAAGTGCAGCAGATGGCGGCAAAGGAGGCTATGGACGCATTTGACAGCGTTAATCGCCCATCACACTACGCCAGTGGCGATATTGAGTGCATCGACGCCATACGCGCTCAGATGTCGAAAGAGGAGTATCAAGGCTATCTCCGTGGAAATGTGGTCAAGTACATGTGGCGATGGCGAGATAAAGGCGGGGTCGAATCACTCCGAAAGGCCAGATGGTATCTTGATAAGCTGATTGCGAGCGAAGTCTAATGATTCCCCTAGTTGTGCTGCTGACAACGTACCTCTTTGTACTCGGGAAGTCGTTTCAGCAGTTGAACGTGGCAAACTTCCGATGGCTGATGATTCCGCCATTCTCTTACCTCATGGCTTACATGGAATATGCAGGGCTAGGCGTAGGAATAGCGGATGTAATAGCGAACGGGTATGAGAGGATACTTGTGCTAGGCTTTGCAGCAGGCACTGGAGGCTGGCTTGGTAGCTGGTCGGGTATGTGGCTTTATAGACGGACGGAAAGGCCAGCTTAAGGCTTCCCGGCGAAGAAAGCATCATTGCCGAAGGTGACAACCATCTCGTAATAAAAAAGCGCCCTTCGTCGTCTGAGGGGCTTTAAAACAGCGGCGACAAAGCCTTTCTGCGACTCGATTATTTCCATCAAGTTAAGCAGCATATACTTGTCGGCCTTGTCCTTGTCGTCCATCGTCTTGCCGTGGTGATAGTCCCAATCGTGAACATCGAAGGCAATCTTGACGTCTAATCCGTAGAACGTGTTAGGGAACTTCAGGCCGTTAGCAGCGCCCGCGCCATTGCAGATTGCAGCGCGTTCGGCGTCTGTGGCATCGCGGAAGGACTCGGAATAGTGTAGATCGTACTTTTCGACATCAATCATTGGGGAATCCCTCTGCCATCTGCTTTGCCAGCGTTTGCGCCCTTTGGCCTACTTGCTCGGCCCATTTGCTTGCGAGCATTTCCTTTGCGGCAGTCTCATAATCGTCATTGGCAAGCGCCGCCCACATCTTTTGGAATTTAGCCAATCGAGGGCGTCCAAGGTTGAACTGCATTTCCAGCAGGACGTTTTGAACGTGGTCGGGATGTTCGCGCCAGCCTGGGAATCCCTTGTCCATCTCAAGCATACAAGTTTCAATGTCGGAATCTAGGAGTAGATAGGCTTGTCTCAGAGATATTCCGGCGTCGAGGTTTTTGCCATAGCCGATAGTCAAATGGCCTTCAGTGTCCTTGTACGGCACAAGGGACAGCCCTTCGTGTTTCCGTATTGACTCTATAAGCATTGAGATATTCACAGCCACATATCCTGAAATCGCTCAATAAGCGTATCCCATGCCGCCACAACTACGGCAACAATGCCAGACCAGATCAGCACAATCACCGACATTGCCCCGGCGATGTATCCCCGCTGACTAGCTAGTGTCGATTCTATCCCGTCTAGCTTCTGTTCAATCCTAGTCAATCGCTCCCGCGTGTCCTTCTCCACCTCTGCCGAGTTTTCCTGATGTATTTCAAGGGCTTTAATTCTTTCGGCTGACATAGCGGGCGCTCCGTGCGGGTAAGTTGACACAATGCCTATATATTACCATTCCACGGCTTAAAAATAAATTGCAGAAGTGTTGACACTGCCGGTAATGGGTGCAAATATGCAGCAAGTCAAACAGAAACAGGGGAAGCAAAATGAATCAAGTGACGGAAACAGTAACAATTGGCGGCACCAAGTTTGAAGTAACATGCGAGTATTCGGCATATGAGCCAGCAACGCACACAGACCCAGAAGTACCTGCTGAGTTTTATGTGGCGTCTATCATGCGCGATGGCGAGGATTGGTTTGATTACTTTACGCCAGAAATGGTTAAGTGGTTTGCTGAGGATGTACGCGAGAAGATGGCATGATGTGCGGCGATAGATGGCTAACAACTGGCAGCCCTTGGGATGGTGATGAAATGACAGAGCGTGAACAGTTTGAACGATGGATAATCGCGCCGCCTTATGAGCATACGTGCGAGCGCGTTGGCGGATGGGGTTCGTCCGGCGCATACAAGCGATGGGAGACACAACTTGCATGGGAGGCATGGCAAGCCGCCCGCGCTACTCCCGCACTGCCGCAGGTGCCAGAAGGCATGGCGATTGTGCCGGTGGATGCAATCAATAGGGCGCTGCATGGGCTAGAGCATTTGAAGGCCGACATTCAGGCTCGTAGCAAGATGCAGGAAGATTATCAGGAAGGCGTGGTGATGGTTGGCGCAGGAGCATGGCACGGGCTGTGCAGCGCGATTCTCATGCTCGCCGCCGCAAAGGAGAAGGGAGAATGAACAAACAAGAACTGTATTCAATGATTGCTACCCTGCTAATAGCCTTCGCTCTTTCGTGGCTTGTTATAGGTGCCTGATATGGAAAGTAGAGATATTTTAATAGGCCACGCAATTGAGTATTTGTCGTCACATTCTGCGGCAGCATGGGATGGCGTATTGCTTAAGAACGCAAAGCCACCGCGCAACTTGTTTAGAAGCCGCAGTCAGCAAAAGAAGCGCATCCAAGCAAGGCAGCAAGGGCATGCAAAACGCAGAGGCGTTAGGCTATGAAAAATTGGCGAGAAGAACTACAGCAGCAGCTTGACATTAACAACGCACAGCGAGCACTATCTATCGTGCGTATAGGTGACGCAGTGAGTGAGCGTCAAATTAAACAGGAATGGGTCGGAAGGCCGAGAGAAGTTACAAGGGGGAAACGTGATTAATGCAATAGCGTGTACGGCAATTGGGTTTTTATGGGGGGTTGGAATAATAGCGACTGATAGCATGGACGCGTCATTGGCATATGCAATTTGCTCCACCATTGCAATGTGCTCGGCAAACATATGCGCAGCAATCGCAGGAGCTAAAAAATGAGCCGCCTACACCGTGACCCGCGAAGCTCAGGCAATGCGCCGATAATCCTTGCGCTTGCTTGTGCGCTGATAATGCTCGGGCTGAATATCTTCATGCCTCGGGCGGAGGCGGCAGAACTTGAGCTGTACACTAGCCACGGATGGCAGGAGCAATACGCGGCAATGCGTCCGGGCATGACGTACTGGCCGGATAACATTGTAGTCGAATTGAATCAGGAGAATGCGCCGAGCGATGTTTCTGCGCTAGTAGAAAGGGCAGCATGGTCATGGGGTCAGCGAACAGGGAAGAACATCACGTTTGCAGGCTCTACGGCTTCGCAGGGGGCGTCTACTAGCGGGAAGGTGACGGTAGTATGGCGCACACTCGCGCAGATCAGGAGCATTACAGGAGGCTCTACAACAGCAGCAGCAACAAAGCGGTGGACGTACACAAACACGGGGCATATCGCTGGGGTCATCATATATCTCCCCATCGACCGCCCGCAGTGCATGGCGCATTCAATCCTGCACGAAATGGGCCACGCTATCGGGATTCAGGGGCATGACAACACAGAGCCGACAGACGTGATGAATGAAACACAGAACCATTGCCTAGCAGCATTGACAGTACGCGATGTGGAAATGGCACCGTATCAAGATCACAACTGCCATGCCGAATTGCTTGCGGATGGAAGCCTGCATATCCCCTCAGTCGGCGGATGGGCTGTCCACTTGTCGCCATCGCTTCAGATACTGCGCGCTGTGCCGCAAAGCAAAGCATGCGTAGAGGCTAAGCTAGACGGAAGCGACCTACTGCTATCTGACATTCGCTCGCCGTCCGGAAGGTGGATGGGGCAGCTCAGACTAGATAACAATCAATGGCAAGTTGTGTGGGTAGAGAGTCGGTAACGGCCCCGGCAAGACCCATCACGGTCGTGAATGGGTGAGCAGCTTGCCGGGTTATTTGCGAATCGTCACCTTTGTAGCTCCGGCAGCAGGAAGAGCCCCGCCTCCCGTGTTTCCGCTTGAGTCGTCCCATGCCGTAGCGCCGGAGGTGGGGATTGAGTTGGGGAGGAGGGCCATTGTTGCGCCTACTTTGTAAACTTGCACTGTAGTGAAGTCGATAGTAGTTGCCACGCCTGAGATATTGCGAAACGAAATACCATTTGATGCCAAATTTATATAGAGCGATATGTCAAAAGCTCCAGAAGCAACGCTTGCAATGATGTTTTCAGTTTGCGAGAAGCTTGAAACTCTGAAAATTGAAGTAGAACTGCCGACAAGCCTTACAAGGTATTTTTTCCCAGCCGTGACAGAAAAGCTGCGGCGAACTGAATCGTTATTTGCTGGCAGCGATATAGTGTCAGCGTCAGTGATTGAAGCTGCGCCTGTAGTGCTCCACCCTGAAGTAAAATTAAGAGTTGCAGGCAGCAAACCTGTCTGACTCCCCCACTTCCAGCTCTCAGGAATGCCATTCGTGCAAAGGTCTAGCACTTCTGCTGCTGTAGGGGCGAAGTTACCGACTATGCAGGAGATTGTGTTGGAGGC